CTTGCTGCCCCAGTTTATGGGATAATGGTTACCGACGCCCACTGAATACCTGTGGAGGTCGGTACTCATAGTACTGTTCTGACCAAATACTGGTCAGCGAGTACGTGTAGCACACTGCAATAGCATTTCTGCTAGTCACAGTGAATCTACTTCCTGAAGCTGGAAGCTTCTTCTCCCAAGAATTTGGAAGAATAGGCTTGCCTTTCAAGCTGTGCATCAACTTCCTAAAAAAGAAGTCGTCGCCAGCCTGTACGCGGGGAAGTTGTACTACCCGCTTGAATTTGTACAAACCACGCTTATACATCCCAGGACGGGGTGCATCAGTATGGATGTACGAATCGAAATCCTCGTCAGAAAGCGGCCCGATTAGGTTTTGCGCCTTTTCAGGTAGAAGCTTTCTGATAAAATCAAGGGTATCTGATTCCTCGATACTCCAACGCAACGAAAGGAGACGTTTAATACGATTATAATCGCAAAAAAGTTCCCCCGCCTTTGTTGGTATCTTGTCGAGAAAAACAGGACGAACAGCTTTACCTCGGAACCAATCTGTACCACAGCTTTCCCTAATAGGACCGTAAGAAAAGGTCTTTTCAAGGTTTAAGCTGAAGCCAGATAATCGGAGGGCTTCCACAAGCTGGTAATACCATCGTCTTTCGACAATAATATCATCACCAAAAACGGCGAATTTGCTGTGGTCAAAAATCCCCCCTCCCGCTCTCGTCACCGCGTAAACTAACGCAGTGAAAATTGCGGATTCCAGAGCGAAGGTATAGCCATTACCCATGGAAGAAACCTTTTCAAATTCAATAAGGTCTCCATTCAGATCGCCCATTGGCGACCTGAGATCCATAAGATAACTATACCACTGTTCAGGCAGTAATAACTTAATCAGCGCTTTGCTGACCGAGTCACTCGCAGATGAAAGATCAACAGTAACAAAACTGTCAATCCCATCCGAAAGACTACCTAAACGAGCTAATTCCTGATTCTTCGATTGAGAATCTAGATTTACCCCATAACGTTTTAAACGTTTACGGATATAACCATCGACTCCAAGTTGAAGATAAATATTCAGGGTTGGCTCAATCGCAATAGTACGCTCCTTTCGAGCGTCCTTAGGTACGAAAGTGATTCGATTTCCATCAACGACCTTAATGACCTTAGACCAGAACGTCTGCATATCCAATAGTTCGTGCTTCTGTATTCCGAAGCGCTCTCTATATGAATTTTGCAGAGCTCCAATCCATCTCTGGTCAGTCTCGATGGCAAACCTTGCATACCGGTAAGCATCGATCGTGCAGGTGTAGGGCCACCCCTCATATTTATGATACAAAGAGGTGTTGCCTTTCACAGTGCCGATTGTAGCCCCCGGACCATGTCTAGATCTGTCTAACAGTTCTAGATGCCCAGGCTTCTGGACACCCAGCAGCTTGGCAAGAAATAGTCGGGCGTAATGAAGAATTTTCACGCCCCACTCCGTCTCTGGCACAGATAGGTACTTATAACTATAATCGTTATAAGTCTTGCATTTACTCTCAGCATCAAAGAAAATCTCTGTCGCCCGAGCAATGCGTTCATCCTTGTCTGTAGAGAAAGGAAATTTCTTTACCAAACTGGCAAGTAGATACTTCGCTCGCATTACTGCAAGCGAAGAATCAGTGGTGACCGTACTCTGTAAGCCCCACTCCTCACTGAGCTCTAGATACCCATCAAGATCACGATTTCTTATGATCAAGGTGAGCCTTCGAGACTCGTCTTCTGTGAGGTACTCGTTTAGATCTAAGCATAACTTGCCTAGAACCTTCCAAGGATAATCGATGGAAGGATTTACTTTAGGAAGATTAGCTTCCCAGAGCTTCTTTTTTCTGGTACGGGTCTTAAATTTCATAATCCCCTCCATTTCTCCGGTTATTGGTTATTTCTCTTATGCTTCAGGAATAACCTTCTCAAGGAAATTATAAATCTTGAGAAGGCTACGATGGCATTCACGGAGAAAAGCATCCACTTGAGGTAAAAATTAACCCCTTGGGAGCTTTCCACGTTAAACCATCAACTGATTCATAAGAGCAACCATCACCGAATCCATGTCCAGAAGGGCTATAGCACGTTGCCGGGCCACAAGTTGGTCCGCGACAGCTACACCCACCGGTACTGAAAAACTAACCTCAAGAATCACGGGGGAAGTCAAGGCCGCAAGGCCGTCGGCTCCCGTAACCGAAAAATCTTGAGAAAACTTAAAGGCACTTTTTCCCGTGCCACGAAAGTTTCCCGATGGTTTGGGGAAAGTACGATAAAACGTCAGTTGATCTTGAGCCACCAACGAGTGAGTTTCACCCGTATAGATGGTCCTGTTCACGTACTCTTGTGAACGGGTAAAATCATAATCAACCGTAGTATCGTCATTCAGTACATCTACTGCCAATGTTATGACATTGTCTAGCATAGGTATACTCCTTTTCGATCGAAGCGTCTATCGCGAGCGGAAAAATATTCCTTTCGCAATTATCGCTAAGTCTACTAGTTTGAATCCGTCCAGTCTTAGAGAACAAACTGGAAGGGTCAACCTAGTTGGGTCGGGCACGCGAGATTTAGTAATCGTTAAACGATCACACCAACAGTCAGTCACGTCCTGCAGATAAGAAGTACCTTTTTTGGTGGTACCTCCTGTAGGAAATGAAAAGTTACTGTGGTAGCGTGCCATTCTTTGGTAGTCTCGTGTTTCCACGATATACCATGAGGCTAACGTCCTTAGACCATAATTAGGAGTCCAAGACGCTAATACATCCCCAACGTTGAAAATCCAATCAACAATGAAGCTAAAAGGAACAAGTTCCCAAATGGCTTCAATGGGTTCCGTTATTCCCCAAATACTAAGGGGGCTAACTTCATCCAATTGGGTTAGTATTCCTGCCCGTACAGAAACATCCTTACTCCACGTTTTAATAACTTCCGCGTCGTAAGTCCAATCACCAGCATCATCCGTATATTTATTTTCGGACGTACTCGATGTTTGGTTGCTGTCGCTATACGTTTTATGACCTCTGTAAGTGATGCGGTCGTTTGCCAGGAGCTTATGTTCAGATAAAGCTCGTGACACACCTCTAACATCATAAACAAAGGGGCGGAGCGCGTAACGAAGTTCCATATACCGTTCAGATAGTGACTTAAGAGAAATTTCACGTGTGAGATGCTGAAAACCAACAGCATCTCTCCGCTTGATCAATTTAATGATCTTGATAAGTCTCTTAAGAATACTACAAAAACTGAGTATGGTCTTCTTGCCCTCACCAGCGATGACCAAAGCTTGAGCCTCATTGAGACTCACGTTTGCCCAGGCAGAAGAAACTGCCGTGGCTATAAGGTCTGTCGCATCATAGGCTGGTACAGTTGGTAAACCATTCATTCCATCAGTAAAATATGCTGATGAATAATGATTGTACCGGTCAATCGTACGAAGGTACGGCACCCATTTATCAGGGGTGCACGAAGTATCCCACCTTTTCTTCCCGAACTCGTATGAAAATCCACACGGATTATCGCGAGAAATGGTGCGAACCTGCGTCATCGGAGAGTTTATTATTGCTCCCCTTGCAGACAGTCGTTTAAATCCCGGAGTTACAACATCAGTCATGGTAGTGTTATCACCATAATCGACATATACACCAGTGGTGTTATTGTCGGTAATTGGTGGATCACCACATGACCACCCTTCTGTGTGGTCAAAACTTGTCCACGTAGTTGGGTCTTTGTCGTCATTCCGAGAACGATATCGTATCGTCATTCCTTCCTCCTAACGAGGCTAGAAATAACGGGGCACCATCAACATCGAGCCTCAATCGAGGTCGATAGCACCTACTTGCTTATCTGCCACTATATTAGTGCCAAGTAAGCCGGTGAACTCTTAGGGACCAGCTCCAAGCTGGTTCTATTAGAATACGCCATTCCACAAAGCTATTGCCGAATGGAGAACGATCCCCCGACTAAAAGTCGGGAATGATTTAGAACTCAAAAAGGAAGTAGAGCAAAGCTCATTAAGTAGCACAGTTGGAATATGTCACCTGTATCATGCATATAGCATGAGATAAGATGACTCCGAGACTGTGACTACGCTTCGTCAACGAGAACTAAAGGAATCGAACTCCACAGGGCTAGGCCTAGGAATGCGCTCTTCCCC